TAGCTAGTGTTTCCATCTACATTGTAGGTAACATACTTTTCATAGTCCTTACCATATTTTTTCTGCATTAACTCATCAGCCCACTCGCAAGTGTACTCGATATACTCCTCTACTTCCAATTCTTTAATTGCCATTTATTTCTCCTCTATATTGTCAAGTAATTTGTCTGATAAATCTTGAAATAAACAATGTATTATTTCTTTTTCTTTTTTATCTTTAATCTCTCCTATTACTTTTTGATAAATATTTTGTATTTCAGCAACATTTTTTGTAATGATACTCATTTTTCATTCTCCTTAATTAAATTAATGTCAAGATGACCCCCACCATTTCCTTCAGGATCACGCATAACTGCCACTTGATATTCTTTTCCTCTATACTTTGTTATTAAAATGGGAAAAGGTTCGATATCATCATAGGTCGCATCAAAAAATATTTCTGTAATTGTATGACCTAATAATTGACTATAGTGTTCATTATAATACTTTTTAAAATTATCACTTAATCTATTATTAGTAGTTTCCTTCCATTGAATATTACTCATTACACCTCTCCCTTTAAATGTATTTCGTATTCTTCTTTTAATAAATCAGCACAATGTTCCATAGCCATTGTGCCGTGCTTGTTTTCTATTTTACCTAAAGCTACATCATTGGTTGTATCTTCAAGTAAGTTATAAAAGTCTTCTTCAACTTCCATTAAAAAGTTTTTAATGTTACTCATCTGCCACCACCTTTTTTGTCATAATATAAGCACTAATACCTGATGTACTATTAAGATTAAAAAGAGAAGCAAATTTCTTACACGCATTGTAAGTGTTTTTTGCCTCTATTGTTCTTACACCATGTTTGTTGTGTGATACATAATATAAATACATTATTTTTCTCCTTTGTTATAATGATCGTCTACTAATTTAATAAATTTATTTCTTAAGCTATAAAACTTATCGACTTGTTTTTGATCGTTCCAATTAATTTCTATATCCATATTCTTATATAAAAAGTAAGGAAGGTCTTTATCCACTCTACTGAAATATATATCCTTCACTATTTATCCTCCTTCACTTTTTTAGGATCAAAAGCATCTGGGTGTGTAGGACTAACATAATCACTATGCCAAAATTCTTGATACTTACCATCACCACCGTACTCTGGTATACCACCTTGTTTTTTTAAATTATAAACTTTGATGGTGTCTAACATTGCATCTTCTAGATCATCTACTTCACCAAGTGTTATATATCTTCCACCACTTTCTCTTATACTTTCTAATATCCTTCTCATTGCATTTACTGATTTTACAACTGTTTCATTTGATATTGGATTATTTTTCTTCATTTTTCTCTCCTAATTTAAGGTTTGTTAATTCTTGTCTTATTGCGTCTTCTACTTCCTTCCAATGGTTCAATGCCCACGCATCAACCCAATGATCTGATAAGTTAGTTCTAAACTTTCTTATTGATTCAAGCTTATTCTCCAAGCCTATTTTTTTCATTACTTTAGTATCTGTTATATCCATGAAACTACACATTTTTTAGATACCCTCCTTTCATCATAAATTTTTGTGGTTGTATATGTTGAAACCAATCAATCATACTTGGTATATACCCTAGGTCTTCAATAATATGTCTTTCAGCAATTAATCTGACTGGCACTTTTTTACCATCTGAATTAGTAATGGTAGTACCAAACTTCTCCTCACAAGCAAAGCAACCTTCTGCGTGATGTCTTAATGCTCTGTGTCTGAAGTCTGCCATAATCTTTTTACTTTCATCAAACCAATCGTGAATAGGTTGGTAGTCCTCTGGACTACCTCCCCACTTCTTTACAGATGATACTGCGTGATGATAACAATTAGCCATTTTTTACCTCCTTGAATGATTTACCAAGTCCATTCTCCCATGCCTCTGGGATAATCCAATTAGTCATATTTAATAACTCTACAAATTTAGGAAATAGCTTATCTTTATAATCTGGTTCATCTTTTAATCTATTAGATAACTCTAATATGAAATCTCTAAATTCGTTATCCATTATAATTCCTCCTTTCTTTCTGTTTCAATAATCTCATTGTAATCGTGAAAAATCTTACCTTTGCTAACATCAATAAGTACATTGCCACATTGTCCCTCATTGATCTCCCAACCTCCATGAAATGCTTCTAACAAATCATATACAATTTCTTCTATGTAATCTTGTATCTTTTGAGGTTTAGTTGTGGTTACATATACGTGTTTATCATAGTCCCATTCTGTTCTCTCTCCTCTATCAACTGTGATCTGCTCATCAAGGCTCACGGCACTTGAGCCTTTCTTGTATTCGATATCTTCAATAGAACCATCATCTCCAGAACCACTGTAATAACAATGTACCTCATCTATATCCACACTCTTAAGCATCTTAAATACTTCTGGTTTACTTATAGCTATAAAGTCTCTTCTCTTCTTCTCTTGTTTAGCATGATACTCATTATGCCAGTTCTTATTCTCTTCTTCTGTTGTTGTAAACTTAATTACATTGTCTTTTTCTTTTGTAAATTCGACCATTATATTCTCCTATAAATTAATAAATATAAGATACATCTTATACTATATACGTATGTTGTCAAATCTATAATGTCATTCCTTACAACTTTTTTTTAAAAAGTAAGTGAAAAATAAGCAAATATTTTAGGAAACTAGGAAAATTAGCAGAAAACATAGTGTTACAGAGAAAAAGTTTTAGGAAAGTTTTAGGAAAAATTCCTAGTTTTTAGGAAAAATAACATAATTATTGTAAAAAACAGAGTATTTTATATACTTATCTTATTAGAGGGGGGTGCATTTTTTTTTAAAAAAAAAGTTCTAAGGAAGTGCATTAGAGTGTTTTTATGACTATTACTGAATCAAAATTATGGGGTTGGATTAACCAGATTCAAAAGACAGAAAAGTCTTGGCATCTATTTAGAATTGAATCCTCTACAATCAATGGAATACCTGATGTTAATGCTTGTATTAATGGTAAGGATTTTTGGATAGAATTGAAGTGTAACAGAGGTAAGAATTTAGGTGTTAGCAAGTTTCAATCTGTTTGGCATCTTAAAAGAAAACAATCTGGTGGTAAATGTTTTATTCTGAATGCGTCTAGCACGAAGAGAAGGCTTGAAGTTTTCGAGGTGCGAGAATCACGTTCTCGTTCTCGTTGCCCTTGCATCACGCATCTCGGTTCAGTTCAGTTTCAGTTCACTGCTGCTCCGGGGCTGGCCCGGGTCCGGGAATCAATATTATTAATGAGGGGTTTATAAAAAAAGAGTTGTAATGTGTCTTATATCTGTTATGATGATATTTTAACAATATAAAAGGTGAATGTATGAAAGAAGAATTTTTAAAAGGGTTGCTGAAGTACGGCAGAGAAAAAGGTTTTATAGATGACAAGCCTGAAGAGGGAAAAACTTATACCTTGGTGGGTGTGGGCAAGTGCATTGCTAACGGAAACAGTTGGCAAGACTCGGAGGTGAAGAAGAACGACAAAAAATAAATCGTAACTCTCGTTCTCGTTCTCGTTCTCGTTGCAACGAGAACGAGGCTTTAGTTTAAGTTTCAGTTACCCGGCAGCTGGCAGCATGATCCGGGACACAGGGAAGCTGTGTGATTTTTTTTTATTTTTTTACTTGCTTTATTATTATATGAGATGTATCTTATATATATAACTTATAGGAGAATAAAAAAATGAACTTTGAAACTGAACAACAAATATATAATATGTTAACTGAAAGCACTGGAACGCACTTTCTAGATAGTGGGGGTGGCAGTGGTAGACATTGGCAACAAAACAAAAAAAGAACTTTGGAGGACTTCAAAAAAGATAAAGTTTTTATTTACGAACCTGATGATATTTATAGTATTTGTAAAAGTGTATTTCATCACTTGGTTGAAAGTGTCCGATATAATAAAGAGTTAAACGAGGATCTAGAAAACTTTTTAAAAGCTAGTAAAGAGGACAATTGGAGGGTACCCGTTGAACAATATCTACAGTTACACAATAAAGATAAAAAAATAGATCATATAAATACATATAATGAGGAATGTGTATTATCCCAAACGTTGCAAATAATAACTATTGGGGACATGTACGAAAATGAAACTGTTGCTTTATCAATACACAACGGTGCAGATGTTAGGGGTGGATATACCGATTTTAAAATATTTGATATTGATACAGATATGTTTTATATGTGGCATCCTGAACACTATGACTATTTAGTTAAAAGCGAGGGGGTGGGTTCATGAGTTCCCTTTCTCGTTCTCGTTCTCGTTGGGCAACGCAAATGCGTTGCCCTTTCAGTCTAGTTACAGCGGCCCGGGCCAGGGAAGCTGCAAGCTCAAGGAGGACAGTATGATTTTTGTCGGTGTACTCATTGGGTTTGTGTTCTTGGTTTTCCTAGTCTTGCGGTGGTTTCTATTACTGACAATCGTGAGCCTTGCGATCTGGCTACTGGTGACACTGTGATCTCGTTCTCGTTCTCGTTGCCGAAGGGAAATGGGCTTTTGATTAGTTATAGTTAGCTGCCTGGTACCAGGAAGCAGCAGAAATAAATATTTATGAGGACATATATCTGATGTGTCTTATAGGATATTCCTATAGTAGATATAGGTTGCATCTATAAGACATATCTTATATACTATATTTATTATTAACAAATGAAATGACTTGGAGGTCAAAATGAACATAAAAAAAGAAACAGTATATATAGTAGATGATCATAACTTAGTTGGTGATCCATCTTTAGAATATTACACAGTCGATGATTTCAAAAAATGTATTGAGTATTTTGAAAAGTTATACTGGACTAAAGATAGTAGATACCAACAACAATCTATCAGAGTATTTTGGGACTACAAGGAGGCATCAACATACCACGAAAAACTAAAAGATATTTGGGAAACCAAACATAAAAATAGAGAGAGTGCGTAATGACTGATCTAACTACACAACTAAACAATAGACTTGAAGTTCTGGAAACAGAACTTCAAGAAATGCAGAAAGCCTTCGAGGTTCACAAGTCAAGCACTTCTGAACTAATCAATGGTACAATTAATTGGCAACATTTGTATAAAACTTTGGAGGCAGTTGTTGAAGAAACAATGGTTGCCTATCCTAATGCTGATACTATCCAATTATTAAAGCACAAGTTTATGCAAAGAGTCGAACCTTTGCTTTCAAGAATGAATGGAGGAGATGATGAGTAAGACATTGTATCAAGTAAATGAGATTAGCACCAATGAGCCAGATGATATTAAAGTGATTAGATTAACACCAAATAATTATCTTAACTTTAATGGTACACTTTTATTTTCGGATAGAAAAAAAGCAAAATCTTATTTACAAAAACATCAAGAATTGCACGAGAAATTCTTAGCTAGTAAGTTAAGAAAAATGAGATAGCCTCCAAGCTATCCGTTGCAACGGAGCCGAGCCTCTTCGGAGGCTCGGTTTTTTTTTGGTTTACGTTTGCCGATCTCGATGCCGTTTGGCGTGACACGCCCCATAGTTATTAGACTTAGTAAAGTCTTGCAAGACAAATACATGTATGTATGCTATAAAAATATAGATGCAAAAAGAAAACTTACCAGTAGAGAAACTGAGGCTCGAGGTTGAGAGGCTCTTGTTACAACACATCAAGCTTTGTCAAGATAATTTTTTATATTTTGTACAAGAGATATGGCCAGATTTTATATGTAGAAAAGAAAAAAATAGAAAAAAGTGGGGCCATCATCAAATCATAGCAGATGAGTTTACTAATGTAGCAAAAGAAAAAAAAGGGAGGCTCATTATAAATATGCCACCCAGACATACAAAATCTGAATTTGCTTCTGTATACTACCCTGCTTGGATGATAGGAAAGTATCCAAAAATGAAAATTATGCAAGTGTCTCATAATACAGAACTTGCAGTAAGGTTCGGTAGTAAGGTTCGTAACATTATTGATTCACCAGAGTATAAACAAATTTTTGGAGACGTGAGACTTCGTGAGGACTCCAAGGCAAAAGGAAGATGGGAAACTAGTCATGGTGGTGAATATTATGCAGCGGGCGTTGGAGCGTCCATCACGGGTCGTGGTGCGGACTTATTGATTATTGATGATCCACACACGGAAC